CAATGATTGAAAAGTTAAAGCCATTAGAACCAAAAGCATTTGAAGCATTAAAGAAAGGTTTAGACAATGGTGACTTTAAATTTGTTCAGTTGTTTTACAATTACTATGCAGGTAAACCACGAGAAACAAAAGATATTACTTTGAATAGTGAACAACCATTATTCAATATAAGCGATTTATAAGCCATTTAAAACACTTTTATGAGTGAATTTGTAGTTACTACTGCAATTAAAAAGATGTTGCGTTTAAACAAGCGTAAACGTATTATACAAGGTGGAACATCAGCAGGTAAAACTTTTGGTGTTCTGCCTATACTTATTGATAAAGCTATACGAGAACCTTTGCTTGAAATTAGTGTAGTATCAGAATCAATACCACATTTGCGTAGAGGTGCTTTAAAAGACTTCTTAAAGATTATGATGATGACCAATAGGTATCGTGATATTCAATTTAACAAATCAACTTTAAAGTACACATTTGCAAACGGAAGTTACATTGAGTTCTTTAGTGTTGACCAACCTGATAAACTACGAGGTGCAAGACGTAATATACTTTACATAAACGAATGTAACAATGTACCGTTTGAAGCATACAATCAACTTGCAATACGAACAAGTGGTGATATATGGTTGGACTACAATCCAACTAATGAATTTTGGGTACATAGAGAGGTTTTAAAGGACGAAGATTCTGAATTGATAGTACTTACTTATTTAGATAATGAAGCGTTACCACAATCAATAGTAAAAGAAATAGAACTTGCAAAAGCGAAAGCAGTTGATAATGAATATTGGGCAAATTGGTGGCAAGTGTACGGACTTGGTCAAGTTGGACGTTTAGAAGGTGCTTGTATTCCTAATTGGTCTGAAATAGAATTACCACCCGAAGCAAGGTTGTTGTGTTATGGTATGGACTTTGGTTATAGTGTTGACCCTACAAGTTTAATTGGTTTATATAAATACAACGATGCTTATATATTTGATGAAATCATTTATCAAAAAGGTTTATTGAATAGCGATATAAACAATCTATTAAAAGCAAACGATATTACTGAAATGATTTACGCTGATTCTGCTGAACCTAAATCTATTGCTGAATTAAGTGGTTATGGTAATATGATATTACCTGTAACAAAAGGCAGGGATAGTGTTATTTACGGAATCAATTTAATGAATCAAAACAGAATATACGTAACAAGTAGAAGTAAGAACTTAATAAAAGAATTAAGAAACTATACTTGGATGCAAGATAAAGAAGGCAACACACTTAATAAACCTATTGATGCTTTTAATCACGCTATTGATGCAGCACGTTACGCATTTACTTCACAGTTAGAAAATCCACACAAAGGAAACTATTATATTTACTAATGACATACGGTGAAATCATAGCAACAATAGAATGCTACATTTATTTAAAGACAAATCAAAATGTGCTAATAGCTATGCCTCGTAATATAGGTGAAATAAAGAAAATGAAATCAATGTATGAAGTAGCTAAACAAGAAGTTGCTTATATGTTGCAAGTTTAATTATATTCATTTAAATATAATATCGTTTATTTTGTTGATTTTATATTCATTTGCGTATAGTTGTAAATGTTAAAGTTTTGTTAAAGTTTGTAAAAAGTTTTGTATGTTCACAACTTTGTGTAATTTTACACCATCAAACAAAAACAATTAATTATGAAATCATCTAAAGTTACTATCGAAATCGCATTTAACAATCAACTTGAATTTGTTACTTTTACAAACACAACTGTTTGGGAAGCAATGAAACAACTTAAAAAGAAATATGGCGAAGTTTTAATTTATGATGTTAAAGCTGAATATTAATAATAACAATTAGAAATTATGAAAACAATTACAGGAGTATTATCAGCATCAGTAGCAATGTCAAGCAACGATTATTTTGTACAAGCAGCATTTGCATTATTAACCTTTTATTTAATATATCGTGAACTTAAAAGCGATGAAAAATTGTCTGAATAAAGGAATCACTATTTACCCTGTTGTGATAGATGATACTTATTTTGTAGGCAAAAGAAAAATCAATTACGTTAAAATAGAAATAAACGTAAATGGTGCAAAGAAATTAGGAAACGATAAATACAAACAAGATGAAACACTAACACAAAAAGTGTTTGAATTATATGAAGTATTAAATTTAAAATTAGTTTAGAGTTAGTTAAATTGGTAAAGAAGGCAATCAGAAATGGTTGTCTTTTTTTGTTTTATACAATTACCACTTTAATTAATTTTTAAAATAAAATATGAAAGTAGATATTAATGTTCCTGAATCTTTAAACGAAATTACTTTATATCAATATCAGAAGTTTGAAAAGCTGATACAAGATAATGAAGCAAGTCATTTTGTGAATCAGAAAACTATTGAAATCTTTTGTAACATTGAATTAAAAGATGTTGCTCGTATTCGTATAGCCGATATAGATGATTTACTTGCACATTTAAACAACTTACTACAAGCTAAACCTAAACTAACAAGAACTTTTAAACTTGGTGTGTATGAGTTTGGATTTATACCTAAACTTGAAGATATGACTTCAGGCGAGTTTATAGATTTAGAAAACTATTTATCAAACACTGAAACGTTGCATCAAGCAATGGCGGTTTTATACAGACCAATTACATCAAAGGTTAAAGACTTATATACAATAGAAGAATACGAATCAAGTTACAAATATAGCGAGGTGTTAAAGTATATGCCTTTAGATATTGCACTTGGTTCTATGCTTTTTTTTTGGACTTTGCTCAACGATTGCGGGAACGCTTTGAGTCATTATATACAGAACGAAGTGGAACAGTCGGTACAAGCGAAGCAGGTTTTGGAAAAAAATGGGGTTGGTATCAATCAATTTACGCAGCAGCTCAAGGAGATATTCTCAAGTTCGATGCAGTTACCAAATTACCAATCACAACTTTAATGACTTGGTTAATGTTTGAAAAAGAAAAAACAGAAATAGAAATAAAAAACATAAAAAGAAATGGTGTATAAAATTATAAAAGAAATTAAAGATGCGTTACTTGATGAACCATTTGTAAATACAGTTACTGAAGGTGATATATTTGAAATTGATTTAAACAAACAAACAATGTTCCCTTTGAGTCATATCATTATAAACCAAGCTACACATCAAGGCAATGTGTTATCGTTTAATATAACCATTCTATTAATGGATATTATTAACCAAAAAGATGATAGTAATAAAGTTGATATTTGGAACACACAATTATTAGTAGCTACAAGAGTTTTAAACAGATTAAACAGAGGTGATTTGCGTGATGTGTTTTTTGAATTAACAGGCAATCCTACTTACGAGCCATTTACTGAACGATTTGAAAACGATTTAGCAGGTTGGGCAATCACATTTGATGTATTAGTTAGAAACGATGTAACTATTTGTTAGTGGATAATCAACAAACATATAAATATTTAAATGACTTTGCTAAATATGTTATTCAGCAGAGTAGAAGCAATTTATCTAAACAAGGCAAGAACGTAGATAAAAAGCTATACAATTCATTAGATAAAGAAATTGAAGTTAGTGCAAATAGTTTTCGTTTGAGTTTCTTAATGGAAGATTATGGTGCGTTTCAAGACCAAGGGGTAAGTGGTACAAAAAGAAAATACAATACGCCATTTAGTTACAAAAGCAAAAGACCACCTTTAAAACCAATTACTGATTGGGTAACAAAACGTAGATTTCAATTCAGAAAAGAAAATGGCAAGTTTATGAGTTACAAATCAACTGCTTATTTAATTGCAGGTGGAATATTAAAGAATGGTATCAAGCCAAGTTTATTTTTTACCAAACCATTTGAAAAAGCATTTGAACGTTTGCCTGATGAATTAGTTGAAGCTTATGGTTTAGATGTAGAACAATTTTTAAAATATACAATCACAAAATAATGAAAAAGATATTTATTCGTAGTCCGTACTTTATTGAAATAGATGAAGATGACCAAACAAGTGCAAAGGTTGAATTATTCATTTGGAATAAAGAAAGCACAAAACCAAGCACACCTACTCACACTTTAAGTAAAAACATTGCAAGTTCAACACAAACTGCAATCAGTTGGAATATATCAAACTATGCAAAAGAGTTTATTAAACCTGTTGCACCTGTAGTTGTTAGTGTACCTACTGAAGAAAGTGATTTAACTTGGTGTTTTATGCAAGTAATATCTTATTCAAATGATGTTGAAGTTAACGATGAAACATTTGTTTGTTTAAATGGTTATACTGCTTATTCAAGTGGTTATAATCAATCAAATAGTAATGTAGTTGTTCCTTTGGTCAATCCTGCAATTACGTTTCAAAAATCAGCATCAGTTGTTCCTTATGTAAATGTGTTTTACGAAATAGGTGAATACGAAATAATTGGTGTTGGTACTTTAAGCGTTGGGGAGTCTACAATGTATAAAATACCTTTGACTGATGATTTAAATGGTGATGATTACTTTGAATACAATTCAACTGAAGTTTGTGAACCTAAATACACACCAATTACTTGTACTTATGTTAATCGTTTTGGTGGTTGGCAATATCTTACGTTTTTTAAAGCCAATATGCAAAGCATAGAAGCAACTTCTAAAGAATTTAATATGTTACCATCAGCGGTTAATTATAACGTCTTACAAGGTCAGAGAAAGCGTTTTAACCAACAAGGTAAACAAACAATTAAATGCAACACAGGTTGGGTTACTGAAAACTACTTTGAATTAATACAAGATTTGCTTTTAAGTGACACAGTATTGCTTAACAATAAACCTGTAGTTGTGAAAAGTCAAAGTTCAGAATACAAAACAAGTTTAAAAGATAAAAACATAAATTACGAAATCGAGTTTGAATATAGCTTTGGCTTAATTAACGATGTAATATAAATGAAAGTAGCTTTATATATATACACACAATCGAATGAAAACGTTTCAAATGTAGTTACTTCTGATTTTAAAGCAAGAGTTTTAGCTGATGGTGGTACATTCGAAGCGTTTGGTTGTTGTTTAGATGCAATACAATCTTTGGGTGGTTCGTTTGCTGATGTGCCAACTGCAAAGCGTATTGAATTATTTGAAGATGAAAAGATTTCTGTTACTTCATCAATTCAAAACGTTAACGATATTTCAAAAATATTTACAGATTACTCGCAAAGTTTTACAATTCCTGCAAGTGATAATAACAACGAAATATTTAGACATTGGTACGAAAATAGTTTAGATGATGCTTTTGACCAACGCATAAGATACAGTGGTTATATTGAAATAGATACACAAACTTTTCGTAGTGGTAAATGGCAATTAGAATCTGCAACCGTTAAAAACAATCGTGTTGAAGATTATAAAATAACTTTCTATGGTGAACTAAAAGCATTGAGTGATAAATTTGGTGATGAGA